AGAGTTCTTCCAGACGGGTCTCACGGTGACCCCGTTACTGGCGAGAAGGGCAAGATTCACTACTTCGACAAGAAGAAAAAGCCCGGATTCGTCACGGGAAGAGGGCCGAATTTGGCTCATCGATAAATTTATGGACATAAACACAATAGTAAATCGTGGCCGAGAAATATTCCTTGGCCTATGTAAAAGGAAGAAGATAGTGGTGGTATTTGCCGCCGTAGTGGTCATTTTGGCCCTATTTGAGTGCCTGACGGGGTGCTCAAACGTAGAATTGGGCAAAACTTGGAGCTTTTAGTGGGCGAAAGTCCAGAAATCTCGCCCGAAGACCTAATTCGGATCGATCCTGAGGCGTGGTTCACCACGTTTGCGATAATCAAGGACAAACGGGCTAGGGACATTCGTCCCGAACCGAATATTCTGCAAAAAAGGATGTTTGACCACTACAGGAAGTGCCAAATGGCCAATAAGCCCTGTAAGATGATAATCTTGAAGCCTCGTCAAAAGGGTGCATCCACCTGCGCTACCGCCCTAGCCTATCATCATATGCGGAAATACCCGAATTTGAGCGGTAGTTTGATGGGTGATATAGCCGGAACGAGCGACAAGGTGTTCGAGATATACCGAAGATACACCGAAAACGACAGATTCCCTTGGGACGGGTCGGATAATCCTGAAGCCGCTTCAATGGCCGATGACGTGAGACTCCCGAACAATTCCGTATATGGAAAAGAGACTGCCGGAAGTAAGAATGCGGGTAGATCGGGCACAATACAGGTCGGAAACATGACCGAAGTCGCATTTTGGCCGATTACGGCGGGACGGGACCCGGCTCTGGCTTATCTTCAAAGCTTGTATGATGAAGAGGAAGTGAGTCTTTGTATCGCCGATAGCACTCCGAACGGACCCAAGGGCTGGTTTTACAACACTTGGGTACAGGATAACGAGTGGGGAAAGATATTCGCCGCATGGTTCGAGTTCGAGGACTCCATACTGGAATTTGCCAATGATGCCGAACGGGAAGAGTTCGAGCAAACCATGACCGATGACGAGATCAGTGAAAGAAAACGATTCAAGGTCTCGTTGGAACAGTTGAAGTGGAGAAGGCGAACGCTACGGGACAAATGCGATGGTGACGTAAGCAAATTTAGACAGGAGTACCCATCGGACCCCGAAGAGTGCTTCCTCATGAGTAGTAGGCCGAGGTTTAACCCCGATAAACTCGCCGCAATGACAGATGCCGCAAAGGGATCTACCTACACCCGTGGCGTAATGAGCCTACAGGACAATGGTAGAACCGCCCATTTCCGGAAGGATGGGTCGGGACACTGGAAAATCTATGAGGAACCCGTCCATGACTCCAAATATCTCATTGGTGTCGATACTTGTACGGGGGAGGATCAACAACTACAGGGAGCCGCCGCCGATCCTGATTGGCATTCCGCTCAAGTGTGGAGGGCCGGGTATTTCGACTGGAGGGGTGACTGGCATGTGCCCAGATTGGTCGGACTTTATCATAGCAGAGTGGATGTCGGGATATTAGCCGAGGAAATCCGAGCAGGTGCCAAATGGTACGGGGGAGCGTTCGTAGTTCCCGAGGTGAATAACTCAGGTCTCGCACTAGTGAAATATCTAGTAGATTCAGGTGTTTCCGTATATCGCCGCCGAAAAGTCGTGGATTCTACGGGTATGGTCGAGAAGGCATACGGGTGGAATACCGATAGAGTCACTAGAAAGACCGTGATCGACCATATGGCCGCTGAACTGCTCGAAGGCAATTTCGATATTACCGATAAGGACATTTTAGCCGAAATGAAAACTTTTGTGGTGAATGAAAAGGGGAAACCTGAAGCCGCCGCCGGGAATCATGACGATCATGTCCTGGCCGCCGCGATTTCACTTTATAACATGAGCTCCGCTTCAGCGTATAAGGAGCCTACTAAACGCAAGATTACAACGAGGATGTTGCGTAAAAACCCATCCCTGATGTGCCCTGACGGTTTTGTCCGAGCGGTGCCTCAAAGGAGAAAGAAATGGAGATGAAATTTACCTCATATGAAAACGTTTGTATTTGCTTCCGATCTTCATGGAGATCACCAAAATTCTGATGCCGCCGAGGCAGTACTGAGGTTCTGCAAGACCTTTCAACCCGATGTGAGAATCTTCGGGGGGGACTTGTTCGATTTCACGGCAATTCGCCGAGGGGCAAGCGCAAAGGAAAAAAAGGTCAGCATGGAAATGGACGTGTATGCGGGGATCGAATTCCTAAACCGCTTTTCACCCCATATGTTCCTCCGAGGAAACCATGATGAACGCATATGGGACCTTGCCAGATTTCATGAGCTCGGCCTGATGCAAGACATAGGATCGCAAGCCGTGAAGTCGATTACCGCGACCTGTAAGAAACTTAGATGCAAAATGTTGCCGTATGACTCCTTTAAGGGGGTGTACGAATTGGGGAACTTGAGGTTTATTCATGGCTATCATGCGGGGGTCTATGCCGCGAAGAAACATGCCGAGGTTTACGCCCCGCCGGGAGGAGCCGTATTATTTGGACATGTTCATAGCATACAAGCCTCATCAATGGCTAGGCACGGGGGAAGTCACGGGTATGCCGTGGGATGCTTGGCTAACCTGAATCCCGAATATAATAGGCACCAAACGGGGAAGCTTATGCATGAGCATGGGTTCGCATACGGATTCGTTGATAAGAAACACTGGCAAGTGTTTCAGGCCAAACCAAACAAGGAGGGGAAATGGGTAGTAGCAAAGGAATTGACGGAGATTTGAGTTGGGCGAAGTTGCTCCATGAGCAACATAGCTCAACTGGGCCGAATCGCCCTTCGGGCGATGGATGGAAGACGATGCGGGAGCTTATCGACCTCAGTCCCTTTGGAGACAATAAAACCCGAGAGCTGGTCAAGCAGAAGATTGAGGCAGGAACAGTAGAGGCATTTTCAGGCAGTTCTTTTGGTGGAAACGGGATATTGGGTCGCCGGGTATGGTATCGAAATAAGGACTCACAACCGATTGAAGATTTATAACTTTTCAAATATTTATAGCGACTATGGCTGATATACAAAATCCGACACAACCAGAGCAACAACCCGATTGGGTAAATAAATTTTTACAGGGCAAATTGAAGCCCGAGGAGCTACAGGAGATGTTGGATCGCAACATGGGTCCAGTCATCCACGAACTGATGGACAAGCATGGTCTGGAGGGAGGATTCGAGTACGGGTCACCCGGCTACAGTAAGTGGCGCGAAACAGGTCCGGGCAAGACTTGGAATAAGGCCAAGGTGGTGCAGGAGAAAATTAAGGATGGACTCAAGATACAGGAAGGCGACTCCACCACGGCGAAGATTGTCAAGAGCGCTGGCAAAGTCCTTCAGCCTCTCGTTCATACGGGAGCGGAAATTGCCGAGCATACAGGAATTGGAAGTGGACGGATTACTGATGCGCTCAAAGGGAAGGGACGCGGTGCGGATTTCGTAGAAAAGGGTGGCCTTGATAACCTCAAGGATTACGCAGGAGGATTGATTGACTCCGTGAAACCTTTACCCGGAGCGGATTTCACCTCCGAGGATAAGTCGGAAGCGCTTAAAACGGCAGTTGCTCCAATAGGTGGAGTTGCGGCGAGGCTTGGCGTACCCACCGCAGGTGTTATCGGCTCGCTTGCCACAGGTGGCGTGGCCGCCAGCGAGGCTATGGGCGATGACGAGGACTTTGACGAAGACGCTGAAGACGCTCGAAGGAAAGTAGAAAAGGGAGCGGAAGGAAAACAGGGTGCAGGGGCAGAAGGTGAAGGTGAAGGGAAAGGCGAGGGAAACGGACAAGGGAAAGGGCAAGGAAATGGGGGTGGACCTGATATAGATGAACCCGCCGCAGGCCCTTTGTCACAAAATCTATTTAACGCCGCTATGGCTATGCCTGATCGGATAGCTCGCGGTGGTGGGCATGGCACGATGCCAAACAGGCAGAAACAAAGCTTGTTGGCCGAGGCTCGATTCACCCAAATGGATGAGCAAAAGGCAAGACGGAT